TCTGAAATTGGCGGCTCCCCTCCCCTCACCGACTGCCTGTGCCGTCCCTGATATACTTTTAAGCCCCGCAATGGCCTTGTTCGCATCTGTCTGAAGGGATTTTGTGATCCCACCACCAGGAAGAAGAGAGGCCACGATGTCCTGTTGGAACCAATCCCATGCGGCTTTCATCGCTTGAAGTGATACCAACCAGGACTCCTCCAGATTTAACATCATATTCCCCATAATCTGCTCTATGGTATATCCACCGATTTCAAAATGATTGACCAGATCTACAATCCCCAAATTCCCAACCCCAAAAAGCCGAAGCAAAGCATCCACGGCATATCCAACAGCCACAACAAAGAATGCGATAACAGCTGCCCACTTCAACATGAGCAAACTACCCGTAGCAAGAAACGGAAGCAGAATACCAAACAACGTTCCAAGCGTTCCCAATACTACCAATAAGGGACCAGCCACCGCCACGAGAGCAGTGACAACCAAAAGAAATCCTTTTGTTGATTTGGTAAGCCCCCTCCACCAAACCAACAACCGTCCAACCTGTTCCCGCAACCACATGATAGCGGGCACCAACATCCCGCCAATCTCTATGGAAACGTCTACGATATTATTCCAAAGGATCTTCATTTGGGCGGAGAAGGATCTCAACTGCTTCCTATAGACATCTTGCATAATACCATCCATCTCCCTCAACCGAGATGTGAATTCACGGATCTTTCCGGAAGTTCCGATCAGAGTTTGTATGGCGGCAAAGGACCGATCCTGAAAACCTAATTCCTGGGCAGCTATCTTCTTTTGTCGATCCGTCAAATTCTCGAACAAACCCTCCAACTGTTGTATAATGTCTGCAATGGGTAGCATCTTCTGAGTAACCGTATCGAAAGCCGTGATCCCCACATCCTTCCAGGCCTGGGCACTTCTTACAGAGGCCCGTTGAAGATCCCGGAGAACAATGTGGAGCTTTTCTCCTGCCGTCTCCCCCTTGATACCGGCGTCAGCGAAAGCCGCCAAGACTGCGACACCTTCAATAACATCCTTGTTCAAGTTCCTTAGCGCAGTACCAGCCTTGGTGGTCAACGCTTTAGAAAATTGTTCTACCGAAGCGTTGGCCAAGGTGTTTGCGCCCACAAGAACGTTGCCCAAGTGAGTCATGTTCTCCATATTCTTGGCAGCGTCTTTCGAAGACAAACCCAAAGCAGTCTGGGCATCCGTTAGAAGGTCGGTGGCCTTGGCCATGTCGAAAGCACCAGCAACAGCAAACTGTTCCACTACGGGAAGAGCAGCGATAGACTGGCGAGCGTCTAGGCCCGCGGACGCCAGGAAGAAATAAGCCTTGGCCAGATCTGTGGCTGATGTCACCGATTCTTTGGAAAGCGTTCGGGCCGTGTCTTCCATTTCCTTCCGGAGCCCTGGGCCCACCTTCCCCATGATGGCTAAGGACTTGGTCATGGCGTCATCAAAATTCGCAAAAGCTTTTACACTCGCCAACCCCATAGCCGTAAGAGGGGTGGTGATCATCAGGGACATTCGACGGCCAATCTTGGTCATCTCCTTGGAAGTTCTTTTGATGGTATCCTTGGCTTTGACCATCATCTTGTTGTATTGCGAGACGTTGGCGCGCAAATGAACTACCAGGTTTCCAAGACTCAAATTAAAACCCATCTCACTTCCCCTTCGTTCCCTTCAACCAACCAAGCCAACTCTTCTTGGACTTCTCCGCCTTGTCTTGCAACGCTTCTTCTTTCTTCTTTTCAACGTCCTTCTCATCTTCAAACTTGAGCATGAACGTTTCCTCTTTTACTGACTTTGGATTCTTGACGTAGCTCCTCCTCACTTCCGCTATGAGGTGGGCCAAAAAGTAATCCTCTCTATGAAAGGCGTTCACGTCACGGTCCAAAAACTCCGCCCACTGAATAAATTGCGTGGACGTTGTTTCCTCCTGCACTCGATCAACCGACATTCCAAGGTGGGACGCAATCTTGAACCAAACATACGTCTCACCCTTCAGTCGTTTTTTGCGTCGTCAATCCCCTGCTTATCAAGCCCGTTGAGCGTCTGAGATTCCGAGAACAAAGCTTCCACCACTGAAGAGGGGAGTTCATCTATTTCCTCCACAGTCACGGCTTTGTCCTCTGGATTGAACAACGTCAGTTTCAGTAGGTTTGATTCGAGGCCCTTGAAACTCTTCAATCCAATGGCGTTTCCTTTGGGACCGAACCTCAAGTTGCTCGCCAACCCTTCCACGTATGTGGCGCGCATCTTTCCACCCATTTCCCGTAGGATGTACTTCTCAATCTCCCCGTCCTCCCCCTCCATCTCCACGGGGATTTCCTGACGCTTGGTCTTGAATCGCAGCACCTTCGGTTCTTCTTCAGACATCTTGTTCCTCCTTCCCAATTGGTCTCAGCCAGCCGTCTGAGAACGGTTATGCCGGCGTGTGAACCGGCGCAACTTCCACGTCAGAGTCGTTCTGATTCGACGGCTCTATGGTAACTTCTGCGGTGGGTTGTTCACCTTCTACCGCCCGACCTGGTTTGAAATCATCCAACCAGCCCCAAAACGCAACCGTAGAACCATCCGGAAACGTTACGGTAATCAACTGATTGATGTTCATCATGGCTATGATCTCATCGTACACAACCGGATCGTAAGCCGCCACGAAAGAAGCAGCCGAAAGAGTCTTCAGGCCCTTCGGCGCGCGCGTTCTCCATGCCGTGTTCCGCATGGTGGAGGTATCGTTGGGACCTCCGCCTTCAGCGCCAGGCGGGGTGACCTCCTTCTCCCAAAGCTGGACGTCCGCGTCCAGATCGAAAGTAACTAACGTTGCAAAGCCATCATTGAGTCTAGACATCTTGAATCTCCTTTCTCCCTACAAAACAACCGAGCGGCCAACAACCAAATTAGTCGTTGTCGTACAGCAAAGCCAACCTCATGGTCTTGGCCGTAATGGCCCCGTGACTGACGTAGACGGTGGCGATTGTATCCCCCGTGATCGGGTTGTCTTCACCGTCGCTTTCGTGCCAAATCCTCACCACACCCGAACCGAGCCGTTGGAACCATTCCTCTGCACCATCGTCGAATACGAAATGGCCCATCTCTTCCGCATACATGGAAATTGCAGAAACGTTTGTTCCCAATACTGCCACATCCAACTCCGTAGGAACGATGGCCGTGATCTCAGTTCCCTGAGTAGGCAGATCGTCGCCAATGGCTCCCGAGAACTCAACCGTGGCTCCGGAAACCGTGTCGGCATTCGCACCGCGGCAACTCCCACCAACCCAGAAGATATCCACCCGATCATCCTGTGTGATACCGTGGCCGGAATCGTCCATGGTCAACACGCCGTCAGTGGCGTTCGTCCGTGTGGATAAAGATCCTGCATCCGCTGCCGGAACTGAAACGTCATGTGCAATCACCCCCTCGTCCGTAAGGGTGCGCGTCTCCGGGAAAGAGATGCCGCCTGCTTTTGCACTCTTCGAAACCGTCATCTGTACACTCATGATGCCTCCTTTACCGTGACCAAAAAATTGACCGTGAATTCGCTCCTTCGCCGTAAAGCCTCAGCCTCTCCACCAGCGAGAGGAAGAACGTCTGATGTCTGGGTAATAGCACCGATCTCATAGGTAGTTTGATCGAGCTTGATTTCTGCAAGAGCTACCGTAGCGAATTCATCCACCACCTCTTTGGCTTTTAGCAAACCGGCAGTGAATACCTTCGACCGAACCCTCACTTGTATCCCGTGATGCCAATAACTCTCCCCCGAGTCCATATCACGTCCGTCTTTCGTTCCTACGGTATCATAAACAGCGCCAGCATCATCCTCCACATTCACCCCATCCGGAAGCGAATTGGCGTACAAGGGCCATCGCACCTGTGACTTGGGCTTTTTGAATAGATCCACGTCATTGCTCACGAGGTAGGCTTGGAGAATCTGGGCTGGCGTATGGTTCATCTCACAAACCTCTCAGTCGTTTGCTCTATAATTTGCAACATCTTCCCTTGGCCTTCCCTAGCCGGTTTCTCCAAGAACTTAGCCTGCTGATTAGGCCCCCTTCTGAACCAGATCCTTTTTTGCGCTGGGGTGGAGGCTGTGGTGATCTCCTCCGCGTGCTTCTCATTGAAAGCCTTCCCGTGGGCAGCTTCCAAATTCTCGTGGACGTACAGACCGTAGGTTGCGGTATATCCTACGGCCACATTTGTGCTTGCTCCGGAGCCCGTGGCCTTCACAAATCCCGAAGCCTTCAAAATCCCCTTCTGTACTGGGACAATCTTCTGGCTTTCTTTCAGGAGGTATTTACCCGCCTGCTTGAGACCTGCACCAATACCTTTCTCTATAAATCCATTGGTGCGAATGAGCCGGTTGACCAACTCGTCCACCCCAGTGATTCGAAAGTTCTCAGCCATGACACAAACTCCTACGCAAACGCAATCCGCAGCGTCTCCGTATTCTTAAGATTGGGGATCTCTTTGAGCCCCATAACCTTTTTAACATTGGGGTTGGCTTCGGGATCATCCCGATCCAAAACATCTTCCAACGTCCCCAACCAAAACATCTCATCAGCCCTTACCGTTTGCCCT